ACGAATGATTATCTTCGACAATACGGCTGCTGCTCTTGTTCGTGTTAGTCGCGGCGCGGCAGATTCAGGTGGAGTTGGATTCCGAGTTTTGAGAATCCCTAACTAACATGCAGTATAATTCCACTACATATAATAGTGGAGAGTATAACATAACAGCTCATGATCTTAATCTAGCAGAAACAATAGTAGATTCAGATGTTCTTACAAAGCAATTTCTTTTGTTGAGAACCGAAAGTCAGCCAAGTGTTGATGCTCTCTCGGATGAATCGTCTCTTGCTGCGTTCTTAGAAACGGTTAATATTCTACAACGTGCTACCTACGGTGCTGTTTACAATAGCGTAGAATATAATGCCGCGATGTACAATAGAACTGTGGACAACGATGAGGTTCTTCTTCAAGTAACGAAGGCTCTTTTCGATTCTATTGATTCGACCGACGTTATAACAGAGTTCACAGTTGCACATTTATTATCTGAGACGATTACAGAAACAGACGTTATTTTGTTTGGCCCGACTATCGCGCTTGATGACTTTGTTTTCTTAAGTGAATTTATTCGTGTCGAAATAACAAATAAAGCCTGTAATGAAACCGTTCGCCTCGCAGATTGGTTATCAATCGAACGAAATCCAGCCAATACGGAGTGGTACGACTAATGGAAAAATTAACCATTGATATTTCTCCAAAAGAATGGGGAACGCTCATAACCAAGTACAACGCCAATTCAAAGCGTGTTACTTTGGCGGACTTTACAGATGGAACAGTCAATGTTGCGACCGACATAACTGGTTCTGTCACCAAGCGTCCAGGCGGGCCAAATTATAATCCTTCGCTCCTACCGGCGGCGACCAAAGATCAATTCGAGGCTATCTTCTCAGATGGGGCTCATCATCTATTGGTTGTTGCAAACGGCGAAATCCGATATTCTTCCGGTGACACGATCTTCAATACGGTTGTGAATGGAACCGGTTATAGTGCTGGTGCCAATTTCGAATTCGCCACGACTCAGGATCGTGTATATGGTGGAAACGCTGTAAACGCCCCTATCGTCTATGACCGAACCACTTCTTATGGTGGGGTGACATACACAGCCCCCCGAATTCGACCGATGGGCGCACAAGCTCCTGGCACGGCTCCGGTCGCTCCTGGTGCCGGTGCAGCCGGTGGTGCAGTTCCTGCCGGTCCTCATACCTATAAAGTAACGTTTCTTTATTATGATTTTGAGGAATCGAACGGAAGTCCCGCTTCTGGTGTTTGTACCGTGGTTGTTCCTAACCAAACCGTCAATTTAACGAGCATACCAATTGGTGGATACGGCGTAACTGCTCGAAAGATCTATCGTGATAATAGCGATGGGCTGTATCTTCACGTCGGCACGATAACCGACAATACCGCCACGATATTCGCGGACACCGTTGCAGTTGGTGTTACACCGACCGAGATTCCAGAGTTTAACAACGCCCCGCCTTCTTTTGGCTCGGTTGTTCTCTGGCTTGATAAATTATGGGTCGCCAAAGTTCCAGGCGATCCTACAACCCTTTTCTATAGCGAAACGAGTATGCCGGATATATTCCGTCCAGAAAGTCAGCTTTTATGTAACCAAGAAGATCCGATCACGGCCTACGCTGTGTACTTTGGTCGCCTTATTGTTTTTAATCGACGTTCCATGGGTCAAATCCTTGGAACCACGCCCGATACGTTCCGGTATTCAGCCATACCAAGTTCAATTGGTTGTGTTGATAACCGGACTTTACAAGTTCGCGTTATTGAAGGCGTACCCATTTTAATTTGGCTTTCAGATCGCGGTTTTTACAGCTACGACGGAAACGCGATCAATTATATTTCTGATGAAATCGAAGACTTGGTGAATTTCAATATTCAACAGGCCGTCCAACAGAAGAACTCCAACACACAAAGCTCCCAGACCCAATTTCAATCTGGTGTTTCGTCACAGGGTATTGATCTTCTTTCTATACCTGGTTCGATCACGACAAAAGGCTATCAAGATGGAACGCCGTTGGCCGGAACAAATCCTCGTCGTAATTTCGATGACAATACTGACTGGAATGCCGGAACACAAGTAATTAACGTCCAAAATCGACGAGTAGATAATCTTTTATCGGCTATTCCACGCCAAAACTATCTAAATTCTTTCCCAGGCACGAAAACCGGCGACTTGGTTCCAGGGACCGGAAACCTGATGCTCACAACGACCGCCAATCATACTGGTATTTCATCGTTGACTGGTTCTACGATACCAAGGGAGAGTGATCCGGCTGCTCGTTATACAGGTTATGCCCAATCATTTATAGTGCCACGAGCCGGTCAAATGACAAGTTTTACCGTCGGTGTCACTTATGGTTTTCAGAATTTCCTACCGGTAGTTTCGACCTATCGAGTACGAGTCTATCGCGATGACGGAAACAAACCAGGTCTTGTGGCTTTTGATTCTGGTGTTATTACTGGTACGAATCCGGTTACTCCAATTTTACACGTTGATACGTTCGCGATTGCTATAAACTGTGCAGTCAATGAAAAACTCTGGATAGGCATGGAAACGCTTGGCGACCCAAGTCATCAATCAATTTTCGCACGAGGAGCATTTGCCGGAAGTTTTCCTTTAACCCCAACTAAAAAATTAATTAATGGAGCGTGGGTTACAGGTAACGCCAATAACCTATATTCAGCTTATGTATTTTCTCCAACTTTAATACCGAAATCTGGTCAGTATACGTCTACCTCTTATGATTCAATTTCCGACGTAATTACTACGATGACCATATCTCAGTTCGGAACGTTTTTAAATAACTTCGGTACGAAAAGTCATACTCTTGAACTTCAAGCGAGTACAGACAACTTAAGTTTTACAACGATATTTACATCTGCGTCCCGTTCTACCTTTTCAAGCGGGGCAATAACGGTTGGGGCAGCGCGTCGTTACTTCCGCTTTAAAATAACTATGTCAACGACGGATGATAGAGAAACAGATACAATAACTGAACTCAGGGAAACATTTCTTAATAATGTTGAATGGATTAGTGCAGCAATCGATACAACTGCTGATTCAACTGTTTATAACTCGCTAACAACTACTGCATCTGTACCATCTGGCACGACTATACAAACACTCATCGCTACTTCTGCGAACGATATAACATATACAAGTTATGTCGCTTTTGGTAGTCATGTTGTACAGCGTTATGCCAAGATCAAAATAATCTTTACGAAAAATAGTTTGGATTCTCTTTCTCCGACATTATCGTTCCTTATATTGAAATGGACTATCGTCGCTAATTTGGTATCATCTGGGATTGACACTGGTGTTACACCACCCGCTGGTTGGGATGTGTTTTTGTCCGCTTTTAATACCAATGGTGGTACGGTTGTCTTTCAAATGCGTTCGGCTACTACGCTGGGCGGTCTTACTGCGGCTACGTTCTTTACTATTACACCCAATGATTTTCCAACGGCGGTTACACCTCTACAGTTCGTTCAATGGAAAGTTATAATCACGTCGGCTGATAATGACGTACCCACGATAGATTCTGTAACTGTTCAATGGCTTATTTCGAATGTTGCTTCGATCCGACCGGCTTCGATCTTCGCAGATAGCCAATACTACGTTGCTTTGGCAGAATTCGACCAACTTACCAATAACATTCTTTTGGAACTCGACTCAGATGGTAAATGGCGTCGTCATAAAGGCTTAAATATTTCGACATTTTCGTTCTTCTTTAACCGGCCATATTACGGCCTCGCTACAACGGGTCAGATTAGGAAGTTTTTGGAAGGATTTACTGACGCTGGAATCGCGATTGAGTTTGATATGCGTACCAAGGCTTTTGATTTCAGTACCCAATATCAAAACAATAGCTCGAAGGTAAAAAACGTCGGAGAAGTTATTCTACAGGGAATAAATACGGGCGCAACGATTCAACTCTTCTACTCGATTGACCTTGGTGAGACTTTCTCGCCTATGTATACCTCTGATGGCTTGGCGAGTTATGTTACAACCTCTGATGGATCAGATTTCCATGTCAGATTTCGTCCACTTTGGGATGGTTCGAGCGAATTTAAAGGTAGATCAATCATGTACCGCATATATAGTAACGATCTACATGAAGTCGAGATAAAAGCCTTAGAAGTAAACGCTTTCGCGCGAAAACAAGCTCCGGTTATAACAGGATAATATATGCCAAAGTCAATGCCGCGTGA